AATTTGACGTTGACTTTAAATTTGCAGTAGGTGGTAAGAACAAAGCTAATAGTTCGTCTTGGATATTAGAAGATTGGAAAGCACCTAAAACAGAACGTCCTTGGGGATGGTATAGAGTTTTAGATGAAGGAGAAGGTTGGGCAGTAAAAGAACTTACAATCCTTCCTGGTAAATCGTTATCAGATCAAAGACATTCAAAGAGATCAGAACATTGGCATGTAGTTCAAGGTCAAGTAAGTATGAATACTGAATGGATGGGGGTTAAGAGAAACGATCTTATTATTCCTACACAGAGTTTTGATATTGGTGAAATGGTTTGGCACAAAGCTATTAACAAAGGTAAAGAACCAGCTAAAATTATTGAAACATGGTTTGGTGATGAACTAACAGAATTGGATATTGAAAGACGATGAGATTAATAGCAGGACCTTGTCAACACGAAGATTATAATAAATCATTAGATATCTGTAAACAACTTTATTTGATGTGTAATGATTTAGGTATTGAATATGTTTTTAAAGCTTCGTTTGATAAAGCAAATAGAACTTCTCTTAAAGGTAAAAGAGGTATTGGTTTTCATGAAACTATGAAAGATTTTAGAAATATAAAAATAATGTTTCCTGATGTAAAATTTCTTACAGATGTTCATGAAAAATGGCATATTAATGATATTGTAACAAAATATAATGATGTTATTGATATTATTCAAATTCCTGCTTTTTTGTGTAGACAAACTGATCTTATTTTAGAAGCTTGTGCATCAGGTAAAATTGTTAATATTAAAAAAGGTCAATTTTTAGCACCTTGGGATGTTGTTGGAATTTGGAGTAAAACAAATCGTGCTAAAGAAATATGGTTAACTGAGAGAGGTACTAGTTTTGGATATAATACACTTGTTAATGATTTCACTGGTGTTAAATATATGTTGGATACTTTTCCTGATGCATCAGTGGTATTTGATGCAACGCATAGTGTACAAAAACCTGGAGGAAATGGTACATCGTCGGGCGGAAATAGAAAATACGTTTCAACACTTGCGAGAGCAGCAGCAGCAGTTGGCGTCAGAAATTTCTTTATGGAAACGCACCCAGAGCCTGATGACGCACCATCAGATGGACCAAACATGGTCGAACTAAAAAATATGAGAAAAATACTAATCGATATTAAAAAGATTGTAGATTTATGGGACTAGGTGATGATTTAATGTTTCTTGGTGAAGCTGAGAAAATATTTAAAGACACGGGTAAAAAAATATTTCCGGTTATGCCAAGAAGTAATGGCTCAGTAAGACCTTTACCAGACCATAAATGGTCTCCAATGTACAATAATGTAGAATTTATTACTAAAGACTCTAGAGAAGATTGCTACTCTTTAAGTATTAAGCCTAGTAATGGTAGGTATAATCATTACATGGAAGAGCTAGCTGATGATGAAAAAGGAAGAGGTAAATTTATAAAATACAAAAAATATAATCCTATTCCATTTAAGTTAAGATTTACAAAAGAAGAGCACCAGCTTATTAAAGATCAAATAATTTATAATAATTTACACAGGTTTATTATAATTAATCCTGATTTTAAAAAAGATGTTTTTAAAAATAATAAAAATTGGGGTTGGCATAAATGGTCAGAGTTAAGTGAAAGACTGAGTAAGTTAAATTTTAAAATTGTAAGAATTAAACCTACAGTTGATTTAGAAGATTTACCTTATGCACAAAATATTCACATTAATAATGTAAGAGTAGCATTTGGTGTAATAAGTAAAGCTAAGTTGTTTGTTTCTTATGAAGGTGGTTTAATGCATGCAATGGGTGGTTTTAAAGTTCCAGGTGTTATTTTATATGGAGGACTAACAGATATAAACTCTATGAAATATGATAATAATACTGAAATAGTATATGATCATCCAGAAACTCCATGTGGTAGACAATTTGAATGTGATCATTGTAAAATAGCAAATTCTTGGATGACTGTAAAAAGAGTATATGATACAATAGAAAGTAAACTTAATGACTGATGTATGGTTAAACACTTATAATATTTGTAAAAAATACATAGAAAATTATAAAATAGGTTTAGATATAGGGTGCAGAAGAGGTGATTTTGCTAAACATATGGTTTTAGATTTTGATTTTGTATATGGATGGGACTATAGATCTAAATCAGCTCATGTAAGAAAACTTAAATATCTTCCTACTAATAAATTTTGTTTTCATAATGTAGGTTTAGGTGAAAAAGAATACACCACTTATACTAGTGTGTCTGCAGGAAGAATTAAAGGTATAGGTAATAAATCTGTTATTATAAAAACTTTAGATTCGTACGAATTAGAAAATGTGGGTTTTATTAAAATGGATGTTGAAGGATACGAACCAAAAGTTTTACTAGGCGCAGAACAAACCATAAAAAGAAACTGGCCTGTGTTGTGTGTAGAAATTAATACTGAAGATAACAATTCTCAAGAAATTTTAGAGAATTGGGGTTATAATTTAAGAGAAGTGGATAATTTACAAAATCATGACTACATTTTTACAAAAAGATAAATTACAAAATTACAAAGGATGGACTTTACCTCTTTATTGTGATCATTTTCATCCTACTATTAGTGAGGGGATGAAAAATTCTTATCAAACTAAATGCGATTCAACAGTCTTTAGTAATACACCAATTAAAAAAGTTGCTATTGACATTGGAGGTAATATTGGTTTAATGGCAAGAAGATATGCTGAAGTTTTTGAGCATGTTTACACTTTTGAACCTGTACCAGAAAATTATTCTTGTTTACATTACAATACAGAAGATTTAAATAATGTTACCATTTATACAAATGGTTTAGGAGAAGAAGAAAAACAAGAAACAATTTTATTACCTGAAAGAATTAATTCATGTGGGAGTTGGTCTATTGTTGATTTTGAAAATAAAACAGAACCAATGAGATCATTTTCTATAGATATTAAGACACTAGATTCTTTTGGATTAGAACCAGATTTTATTAAAATTGATATTCAAGGTTATGAGATTGAAGTTCTTAAAGGTGCAGTTAATACTTTAGAAAAATTTAAACCAACTTTATTAATTGAAACTAAAAGTGATGGTAGAGATATATCACTACCAATAGGTAGGTTTTTAGCACAGTTTGGTTATAAAGAAATTAAAAAGTTTAATAAAGATAGAATTTACAAAGCATAGAGGTATATTATGATTGCAGGTAAAGTGTGGGGAACTACAGAATTAGTTGAACGTAATGGTGTATTAGAGTTTCATAGAATTGAAACTAAAGCTGGCGGTGTGTGTTCAAAACATTTACATGAATACAAATGGAATGGTTTTTTTGTAGAATCAGGTAAATTATTAATTCGTGTATGGCAAAATGATTATGATCTTGTAGACGAAACTGTTTTAGGTCCTGGGGAATATACAAAAGTCAAACCTGGTGTACAACATCAGTTTGAATGTTTAGAAGACGCGGTAGCGTATGAACTATATTGGGCAGAATTTCCTGAAAAAGATATAGTTAGAGAATCTGTTGGTTATAATGAAACAAAATAACTATGAAAATTTTAATCTGTGGTTTACCAGGTAGTGGAAAAACAACTTTAGCAAAACCGTTTGCTGAACTTATTGGTGCTGTACATTTAAACGCAGATGATATTCGTAATAGATATCAAGATTGGGATTTTACCCCTAAAGGTAGATTAAGACAAGCTCTTCGTATGTGTCATTTAGCAGATGGGGTTGTAATGGCTGGTAAAATTGTAGTAGCAGATTTTGTTTGCCCTACGCAAACTACTAGAGATTGGTTTAAAGCTGATTACATAGTGTGGATGGATACTGTAGAAAAAAGCGAGTATGAAGACACAAACACAGTTTTTGAAAAACCAAGTAGTTATAACTATCATGTTAAAAAATGGTTTAATAATACACACACAGAATTAGTTAAAGTGGTAAAAAATTACGTTCTTCATAAAGAAGGCAAACCTACAGAGAGGTTATAATGGCTTTTGATTGGGGTAAACCTACAGCTCAAATGCTTGGTCGTTTTCAACCTTGGCATGATGGTCATACTGCTTTATTTAAAGAAGCGTTAAAAAAAACCGGTCAAGTGGTTATTATGTTAAGAACCACATATACGGATTCTGACAATCCATATTCTATTGAAGACAGAGTTATGCAAATCGTAGAAAAACTTGCTGTAGAAAATATTACAACAGAAAGTTTTACTATTATTAGTGTACCTAATATTACAAATATTTGTTATGGTAGAGACGTGGGTTATAAGATAGAAAAAATTAGATTTAATGCTGATATAGAAAATATAACAGCTACAAGGATAAGAAATGAATAATGTTGTATGTGTAAATTGGGGTACTAAGTATGGTGTAGAATACACACACAGACTTTATAATATGGTAAAACGCAATACTACTAAGCCATTTAATTTTTATGTGTTAACCGATCAAATTGATAGATATAGTAAGTACACGTATTATACTACAGTAGAATTAAACACTGATGAGGTTGGTTGGTGGAATAAACTTCAGATGTATAAACCTGGTGTGCTTCCAGATGGGGAATATTTATATTTTGATCTTGATGTTGTTATTGTTGATAACATCGATTGTTTTTTTAATCACCCTTCGTTTGGTATTACTAGAGATTTTATTAGACCAGATAACGGAATACTACCTGGTAAAGAATATAATTCATCTGTTCTTAGATTTAATTCTAAACAAAGTGAAGGAATATATAAACATTATATAAATAATAGAAAGCTTTGGCACAACTACCAAAAGCAAGTACACTTCTTTGGCGACCAAAATGTTACATCACATTACGTCAACCACTATCCTAATTTTCTTAATGTTTTTCCTGATGAATGGCTGTGGTCCTACAAAAAAGGTGTTGCTAGAGGTAAACACGCAGGTGACCGTTCTCAAATGTTCGGTTCTAGAATTCCTAAAGGCGGAAAAGTGTGTGTATTTCACGGAGTTCCTAACCCAGAGGAGTTATTAGGTGAAGTTGATTGGGTTAATAAGCATTACGCTTAGTTTAGCAATATCATCTATGGCTTACTCTGCTGGCCGCACATACACAGGAAGTGACGAAAAAACTCATTGTACATTATGGGACACAAATCCTTTAAGATGGCCTCAAACTATCTTAGGTTTAGAACCTATGACTTGTAGAAGAAAAGCTGTACCTCCTACAACTAATAATACTATTACATGCAGACTCAAAAGGCAATATATAGATCCTGAATCAAAAGAACGTATGTGTATATATGAACGAGGTGCATCCGGCCATGCTAATTTAACTGTTGCTATGGACAAATATTTTCAATGTCCTAGAACGCAACAATGTACTCAAAGCCCCGGTGGTGGTAAAAACACGCTAGATTAGGAATTCCAATGTGGTTTTCAAATGAGTAATAATATGATGTTTTTAGAAATATGGCCCGTGTTTGCTGTAACAGAAGCATATGAAATAGCTTGTATTAAAATGGATAGCGCGGGGTGTCCTTTTGTTGTAGGTACTATTGGTCCTTATCTTACAAAAGAAGAAGCAAAAACTGATTTAAGCAATATTACTACAGAAGATTTAATTAAAAAAAAAATAAGATAACATTGTTTTTATTAGATAAATTGGGCCCTTTTTTAGTTGATTTTTGGTAAAAAAGAGACTATAATATATGTATAGAATGAGAAATGAGGAGAATATAATGGAACCAATGTTTGAGGGTCATATGAACTTAGAAATGATTAAAAATAATGTAGCTGAGCTTGCTAATTTTAACTTTATTGCTTATACTGCAGAAGAAGCTGCTAATGTGATTGGTGGTGGTTTAGAAGCTAGTAATTTTTATGATGGACCTGGTCTCTATTATATCGCGCATGGTGTTCGTGGTGATATTGACGATGTTATGCTTGCCGCAGATGTAGATATTATTACTATTGAAGAATTATTGACTCATGAAGAAGAAGAAGAAAGAGAATATATGAGAGAGTACTACAATAAGTTCTATTCTATAGAAGAAGATTGCGAACATGCTGGAGTTCTTAACTTTAGTTTTTGTGAAGAAAGCTTTGAACAGTGGATTTTAGTAAAATAACTGAAAAAAACAGTTGCACTTTGCTAAAAAGTAGTATATAATATATGTATAGAATGAGAAATGAGGAGATAGATATGACTTATACTTTAGATGCAGGTTTGGTAGATTTGATTAACGCTCAGCGCGCTGAGGCAGAAGAGTTCTCTAAGGAGCCTGGATGCTTTATGGGCATGATGCCTGCTCCTACTGAACTTAAGTATTGGTCACAGCGTGTTCCTTCAGGAACTCTTGCAGAGTATAAGCGTATTGAATTAGAAGAGTCTGCTTATTATATTACAGCAGACCGGGTCAGTAAGTCATATGCTAGGTCTTTAGATTTTGAAGCATGGACTGATGAGAAAATTAAAGCTCATATAGAAAGGATTTGTGCATAATGTCTATAGAGACAGAATTAGAATATAGTCCAAATTCTCCATTTTTAAATGAGATAAGAAAAACTCCAATTTCTTTTCTTAAAAAAAATAATTATGGAGTTCGTAAAATTAAAAATCGTATTAAAACTTACAGTAAAGGATCTACAAAATGGGTAAAATGAAATCTTATATGATGGACTTGGAAGAGCAATTTATTGATGAGGTATCTGCTCGTATTAAAGGTTGTGAACATGTAGAAGAGCTGATGCTCTCTCTTGTAAACGGAGATTGTTTAAAGTTAATAAGTCATATGTCGACTAGTGAAAAAGTTGACTATATTAACGAGTTATGGAATTCTTATTGGTCGGAGTATGCTTATGGATGAAGATAAAGAAGAAGAATTCGATTACGATACATATAGCGGAGGAGTAGAGTGTTTTGGTAAACTTGATACAAATGATAGGAGAGAAATTTTTTTCGAAAGACGGAACGATAGAACTCTCTCATCACGAAGCGAGTAAGGACGCAGGCTCTTTTATTTTAGCTATTCTTTTAGCTATTTTATCTTGTATTTTTTTTAATGAAACTATTGCTGCAATAGTTTCTGTAAGTGTATATGTATTTTTAAGATTTAAACAAAGAGGACCTTTTTCTGACTTTTAGTTAAAATAATTATAACTTTTTAAAACTTGTTGTTATAATGTATATGTAATAAAAAACGAAATGGAGATGTAAATGGCGCATATGTTAGAAATAGTTGAAGGTCAAGCTCAAATGGCTTATGTAGGTCAAACACCTTGGCATGGTCTTGGAGTTAAGCTTGAGGAGGGTGTGACTCCTCAAGAAATGATGATAGCTGCAGGTCTTGATTGGGAAGTAAAAAAAGTAGATTTACACTACGGTAGATTTTCAGATAAAAAAGTAGAGGGTAAGCAAGCTCTTGTTCGTACTTCTGATGAAAAAATGCTTGATATTGTTGGTGTTGACTGGAACCCAGTACAAAATATCGAAGCGTTTAAGTTTTTTGATTCATTTTGTAAGTCGGGTCAGATGTCAATGCATACAGCTGGCTCTTTGTTTGACGGCAAGCGTGTGTGGGCTTTGGCTAAGATTGCATCTGACTTTGAATTGTTTAATGGTGATAAAGTAGAAGGTTTCTTGCTTTTCTCTAACCCACATAAGTTTGGTCAAGCTGTTGACATTCGTTTTACACCAGTACGCGTTGTGTGTAACAACACTCTTACACTTTCACTTGGTCAAGCAGTACAAAATGCTGTTAAGCTAAACCATCGCAAAGAGTTTGAGCCAGAAGGTGTGAAGCAAGTACTTGGTCTTGCATCTAAGCATATGGATGAGTACAAAGAGACAGCTCAGTTCTTAGGATCTAAGAAAGTTTCTGATGAACAGTTTAAGTTGTTCTTAAAGGAAGTGTTTGGTGAGTCTAAGAAAGAAGAAAAACTTACACGTTCAGCTCAAATGGCTTACGATGTTATTGATACTCAGCCAGGTGCAGAGTATGCTCGTGGATCTTGGTGGTCAGCATTGAATGCTGTTACTTATGTGACAGATCATCAGTTGGGTCGTCCTGGCGACACTCGCTTAAATTCAATCTGGTATGGTGCTAATCGTACTAAGAAGATTGAAGCAGTTAAAAAAGCAGTACATTACGCAGAAGCAGCGTAATGTACAAACATGAATAAGAGATATTATATAATAAATAATACATGACAGGTTTTGATGAACTAGGTATACAATTAACTGATCTCCTTGCACCATGGATTGCTATACTAATTTCTATTAGCG